AGTTACAGTTAGTTGTGACGGCATCGGCCCAGTACATGATTTTGTACGTTGGCCAATTCCGTGGCAAGAGTTTTATCGTAATCTCATGTCATATAAAACTATGCCGGTTAAACTTAATTTATGGACCACAGTTAGTGTATTAAACGTAGATGATCTTTCAAATATTCAAAAGTTTGCTCAAGAGCACAGCATTGATCACAGTTATGCTTATTTAAAACAGCCGTATGAATTGAGTGTAGATAACACCGACCTGGTCGCTCGTCAAACATATATAAGCAAACAGAAACAATTGAGGGGTATTGAGTGAAAATAGCAATTACTGGACACACCGCTGGCATTGGCCAAGCCCTGGCCAATGAATACACACTTGACGGACATGAAATTATAGGACTTAGTCGCCGCAACGGCAATAACATACGCAACACGCCTAAAATTTGTGATCAAATTGAACCTTGTGATGTGTTTGTTAATAATGCTCAAGCCGGGTACGCACAAACTGAATTGTTATTTGAAATGGCTCAGCGGTGGCAAGGTACTAAAAAACACATTATTGTTGTTAGTACCATGATGACGCAAGATCCTATTAGTGTGTTGCCAGGATTAGATATGCTATCTTATCATCAACAAAAAGTTACCTTAGAGGAAATGGTCAAACAACTACGCCATCAACGCCTTGGCATATCTATTACTATTGTCAGGCCTGGATACATTGCCACACAACCAGGACAAACTGTACCACCTGCTGCAGATGTCAACAACTGGGCCAGAACGTTATTGGATTTATTTGACATGGCTAAACATAATAATCTGTCAGTTCCAGACATATCCTTGGGGCCACAGAATTTATGACGCCAAAAGATATCCTAACAAATCAACATTTTTGTCCTATGCCGTGGACAGGACTAATGTATAACTCAGATGGTAAAGTTAAAAATTGTATTCGCAGTGATGAAAAAACTGGCTTACTAGGCAATATTAAAGATATACCTATTGAAGAAATATTACTAGGTAATACAAACGTAACCAAACAAACAAATATAACCAATAACAAACCGGCTGCCGGATGTCATACCTGTTACGATTTAGAACATGGTAAAAAAGGTCTCGATATTATCAGCGATAGAATTTTTTACATACGAGAATTTAAAAAAACGCCGCTAGATACATATCAAGTTAATAACTTTGATCTTCAAACCATTGATGTGCGTTGGACTAATTTGTGTAATTTTGCCTGTGTATATTGCAGTCCAGAGTTTAGCAGTCGCTGGGCCAATGAATTAAATGTCCAAATTAAAACGCCTTCTGAGAATCAGTTGACCAACTTTAAAGAATACATTTATCGTCATGCTAAAAATCTCAAACATGTTTATCTAGCCGGCGGCGAACCGTTGTTGATGAAAGAAAATTTAGAGTTGCTCAAAGAATTAAACCCTGAGGTTAATCTCAGGATAAACACTAATCTTAGTAAGGTTGACACAGGGGTGTTTGATACTGTATGCGGTTTTAAAAATGTTCACTGGACTGTGAGTGTAGAAACTGTAGAAGAAGAATTTGAATATATTCGATTTGGTGGTCAATGGTCTGATTTTTTAGATAATTTAAACACAATCAGAAAATTAGACCACAAAATAAGTTTTAATATGTTATGGTTTTTATTAAATTATGACACGGTGTTTGGGTGTGTAGATTACCTAAAAAGTCTGGGATTCCATAACAACAGCTTTGTTATTGGAGCATTGCTAACTCCAGAATACCTAAACATTAGACATTTACCAGAAAATGTGTTAAACTTATTAAAGACTAAGTTGGAATCTAAAATTAATGAGCGGCCTGGATATCTTCTTGAGGATAGTTATTGCAATATGCTACACTATATAGAACAACCAATTGACCAAAATTTAGCAGGATCGTTTGAAAAGTTGACCGTAATGGATCAGCGGCGTGGAGTAGACAGCAGTAAGATTTTTACAGAATTATACAAACTTAAAGAAGGAAAGTAATCATGGCAAAACCATTTGACGTATCAAAGTTCCGCAAGGATATCACTAAGAGCATTGACGGACTTAGTATTGGATTTAACGATCCTACTGATTGGATCAGCACAGGCAACTTTGCACTAAACTATTTGATCAGCGGCGATTTTAACAAAGGCATTCCTTTAGGTAAAGTAACAGTGTTTGCCGGCGAATCTGGTGCGGGTAAAAGTTATTTCTGCTCAGGTAACATTATTAAAAACGCACAGGAGCAAGGTATTTTTGTCATCTTGATTGACAGTGAAAATGCACTGGATGAGGATTGGCTTAAAGCGTTAGGTGTTGATACCAGCGATAGTAAATTGCTTAAATTGAGTATGGCCATGATTGATGATGTGGCCAAGACAATTAGCACATTTATGAGTGACTACAAAGCACTTCCAGACGGCGAACGTCCTAAGGTTTTATTTGTTATTGACTCGTTGGGCATGTTGCTTACACCAACTGACGTCAATCAGTTTGATGCAGGTGAAATGAAAGGTGACTTGGGTCGTAAACCCAAAGCACTTACAGCATTGGTTCGTAACTGCGTAAACATGTTTGGTAGTTACAATGTGGGTCTAGTGTGTACAAACCATACCTACGCAAGTCAAGACATGTTTGATCCAGACGACAAGATCTCAGGTGGTCAGGGCTTTATCTATGCGTCAAGTATCGTGGTTGCCATGAAGAAAATGAAGCTGAAAGAAGATGAGGATGGCAACAAGATCACTGACGTTATGGGTATCCGTGCTGGCTGTAAGGTTATGAAAACTCGTTATGCCAAACCGTTTGAAGGTGTGCAAGTTAAGATTCCGTATGAAACAGGTATGAATCCCTACTCAGGCATGGTAGACATGGCTGAGAAACGTGGCCTGCTCAAGAAAGAAGGCAACAGTCTAGCGTTTGTGACCAGTGATGGCGAAGTAATCAAACAGTTCCGTAAAAAGTGGGAAGCCAACGAAAACGGTTGCTTGGACAAACTCATGTCCGACTTCAACAATCAAAAAACGGTAAGTACTGAAGAAACAGCCACGGAGGAATAAGAATGTCAGTAGAATTAAGTAAAGAGATTTGGGACGAACTCAAACGTTATGTTAATCCACAAGATCGTGATGAAGCTGCAGAAACATTGGTATCGGTGTTGATTGATAACGATTGCGATGCCGCTGATATCAAAAGTGTGTTTAAAAACGATTCTGGAGTCAAGGTCGCTCTAGCAAGTTATCTTAAAGATCACGCCGATGACGAAGAAGATGATGAAGATGACAACTACGATGATTTTGAGGAAGACGACAACTATTAATGTCTAATAAATTTTTTCCAATCAAAACTGAAACTGCTTGCAAGTTAAAATGGAATTGGAATACTATTCGACTCTATAACGGGGTTACTAGCTCATGTCATAGAGTCGATGGTGATGTAGTGTCAGCTGAAACATTTGATACTTTTCATAACACACCAAAAAAATTAGCAGATAGAACCCTTATGCTACAAGGGCAATGGCCAACTGGTGGGTGTGAGTATTGCAAAAATATTGAAACAGCCGGTGGGTCTAGTGATCGGCTGTTTCATCTTGCTATTCCAAATCAAGTTCCGCCAGAACTGTTTGATAATCCTACTGCTGTAAACGTAACACCTACCATTGTTGAAGTATATCTTGATAATATATGTAACATGAGTTGCATTTATTGTTGGGACGGATTTAGCAGTCGCATTCAGCAAGAAAATATTCAGTTTGGACGCTTTGAAAAACAAGGTGTGGTCATTGATAACCGAGCAAAAAAAGCCAAAGACTTTGATGCACTATCTGAAAAATTTTGGTCTTGGATGGACGCCAACTACAAGACCTTGGGTAGGTTTCATGTGCTAGGAGGCGAACCTTTTTATCAGCCTCAATTTGACCGTTGTTTGGAGTTGTTGGAAACGCATGAAAATCCAGTGTTGGAATTTAATGTTGTTACCAATTTAAAAACTCCGCATAATCGTTTGGTTAAGATAATTGACCGCATACATCAAATAGTTTTGCAAGGACGAATTAAACGATTTGATCTCACAGTCAGTATTGATTGTTTTGGTCCAGAACAAGAGTATGTGAGATTTGGCCTGGATCTTGATCAATGGCGAAGTAATTTTGAATATCTAGTTGAACAACCTTGGATAACTTTAAATATCAATCAGACTTTATCCGGTCTTACTATTAAAACAGTGCCAGACTTGTTACAATATATAAATTTGTTACGCACTGATAGAGAAATTGGACATTATTTTTCAACCACAGTAATGACTTATGATTTTTTACATCCAGAAATTTTTGGACCTGGATTTTTTGATGCAGATTTTGAAAAGATTTTATCTGTTATGCCCAACGATACATGGCAACAACAACAGGCTAAAAAATACATGCAAGGAATACAATTGCAAATAAATTCTGGCCAGCAAAGTCAAGAAAAAATAAATCAATTGGTGGTGTTTTTAGACGAAATAGATCGTAGACGTAATCTCGATTGGAAAGAAACATTTCCATGGTTAGTAAAGGAAATAGAAAATGTGGTATAGTAAAGTAGTAGCCGATCTAAGTAATATTCCTGATTTTATAGCTTATTATGAAAATGAGCTAGAAGATGCCAAACGTGATGTACGCATTGGCGGCCTTGTAGAAAAAAATATTACAGCCTTGCCGGGTATAACAGAACATAGATTTAACCAACTCCAAGAGATTGAAGCCATATTAAATCATTTAAATATACAACTACGCAAGATTCGCAGAAAACACTTTCAAAAGTATTTGGAAGGTTATGCTCGTGCATTGACCAGTAGAGATGCTGAAAAGTATGTGGATGGTGAAGACGAAGTTATTGACTTTGAAACTATCATCAATGAAGTGGCACTATTGCGTAACCGTTGGTTGGGTATTATGAAAGGACTGGATAGTAAGTCATGGATGAGTGGGCATATTGTTAGATTGCGTACAGCCGGTATGGAAGATATTCAAGTATGAAGTTTGTACATCCTGGCGATAGTCATCAACATAGTTTGCAAGTGCTCGATGCTCTATACGAGCATGACGATTTCATGGGCAGTATTCAAACTTTGGTGGACCTTGGATGCGGAACAGGCGAGGATCTAGAATGGTGGGCCACACGGATGACTCGCGACGATCAACCAGAACCGTTGAACATACAATGTGTTGGCGTTGATTTGTTAGAAACTCCAACCATAGCAAAAAAATATCCCAACATTACCTATCAACGAACAGACTTTGAAACAAATATACACGTTCCTAATACTGCGTCAAAAGCCTTTGATGTGTTATGGTGTCACGATGCATTTCAGTACTGCACAAATCCACTTGGTACTCTGGCCAAGTGGTGGAACATGACCAGCACAGGCGGCATGCTGGCCATCACACTACCGCAAACAACCTTGTTCCAACAACGAAAAGAATCATTCCATCAACCCAGCGGTTGTTACTATCACCATACCATTGTCAGTTTGATTCACATGTTGTCGGTTACAGGCTGGGATTGTAGAGAAGGATTCTTTTTAAAACAGACAACAGATTCTTGGCTCACCGCCATAGTTTACAAAAGCAAACACGCACCCATGGACCCTAAAATAACCACGTGGTATCAGCTGAGTGAATTAGAACTGTTACCTGAAAGTGCAGACCAAAGCATACAGGCACACGGACATCTTAGACAGCAAGATTTATTGGTGCCATGGATAGATAAAAGCCTTACCTGGCTAGGCCAGCAATGACATTGATCACTCCCGAATACCAACAAAATTTAAAACAGCTACAAAAAGAAAACAAGTTCAAGGGTCTACTTGTCAAGTACGATCCTGTGCGAGATTTTATTAAAAAATATCAACCAGAAAGTATTCTAGATTACGGTTGTGCCAAGGGCCGATTAGTAGAACAACTGCAAGAAGATTTTCCAGAGATTCAAGTAATTGATGGGTATGATCCTGGCGTTCCTGAATTTGAACGTATTCCTCTGGATCAATATGATTGTTTGATCAGCAACGATGTGATAGAACATTTTGAGCCAGAATTCTTAGACCAAAGTCTACGACAGATGAATGCTTTGTTTTCTTGTAGTGCTTGGTTGATCATTGCTTGCTACCCGGCTAAAAAAAGTTTACCAGACGGCCGTAATGCACACTTGATTGTTGAACCACCAACTTGGTGGCGTGAACGTGTAGCTGAATGTTTCTCTGACTGTCGTGTTGTCTATGATGAAGTGGTAGAGTTTGCACCAGGCAAACCAGAACTCAGACTCATACTAGAACGATGAAATATGCGTATGCACTGGACATGCCAGGCGAGCATGCCAAGTGGACACTAGAACCCTGGCGGCAACGAGGTCTTAAAACGTTTGATCGAGTAGCAGACATTCCAGATGATTATATTCTAATAGCTACACATTATGCTCCATGGTGGAGTCCGCTTAAAGAGTACATAGCCGATGGCCGGCCTTATATAGAAATTGAATATGGATATTGGGGTCCAGATACTCCACGTAGAGAAACTCGCAGAGTGACTTACAATGATCATCATAACATGACCATGCGACCTGTGCCACACAGCCGAGCACACTTGTTTCCAACGCCAGCACACCAACCATGGCAACTGCGTACCGATGGCTATGTCATAGGTATACAGCCTGTGGAAGTAGTATTACAAGAACGCACTGGCGAAAATTTAGATCAATTTAGAACTAGATTAACTGCGTCTATACGGCCGTATTGGTCTGGCGAAATACAATGGCGTAAGAAAACTGGTGCAAAAGATAATCGTTGGCCCAGGTACATAGAACAATTAGCAGGTGCTAGAGCTGTAGTTGGGGAACGGACCATGGCCTGCGTTGAAGCCTGTTTGTTGGGTGTACCTGCTTATACTACGGATGCTAGTATGACTACCTTGCTCATGGGCGGCATTGAAAATTTGGCTATAAATAAATTACCAGATCGTACAGCCTGGTGGGAACATATTTGTTGGAGTCAGTTTAATCGAGTAGAATTTGATACAACTGTGCCGGCAGATCTAGTAGAACAATATCAAATATTCAGTAATGAACGGCTCAACTCAACTTGAAAAAAGTAAATTAGTACATAGTACTTTACCCAAATGGCAAGGCGAAGGCACCATGCAGTACGCTGACTTGCTCAAAGAAAATATCAACAAGTATCAGTGTCAAACCATGTTGGATTACGGGTGTGGCAAAGGTATTCAATACACACAATTTAAACTTCATGAACAACTTGGGCTAGAACTAGCAAACATTTATCAATTTGATCCGGCCTATGAGCCGATGGCAACTGAACCAGACTGGCATCAAACATTTGATTGCTCAATATGCTTGGATGTACTGCATTTTGTTGATGAGGATGAACTGGCAGTAATAAAACAACGACTAGAACAAGTAACTACAAAATTCTGTATTGTTGGCGTACAGTTAGCCCAGCCCAAACCCAAAAGTCTGTTGCTTAAACCTTACGCACTGTTAAAATCTGCTGAGTGGTGGCAAGATAAATTTAGCTCTTGGAACAGTAGCAGCTGGCTAATTTTAGAACTCCGGGATAATATACGCACATAAATATCTGCATGAAAAAGATTGTTTTAGCTACCGGTGGATTTGACCCTGTCCACTCTGGACACATTGCCTATTTAAAAGCAGCCAAAAATTTAGGTGACATGCTGATTGTAGGAATCAACAGTGACGAATGGCTAGAACGCAAAAAAGGTCGTGCATTCATGCCCTGGAACGAAAGATTGTGCATCATAAACAATCTTGCCTGCGTAGATGAAGTTTACACATTTGATGATGAGGATGGATCGGCCAGGCATTTTATTCAGCAGGCACGGGCTCACTATCCAGATGCCGAACTAATATTTGCCAATGGCGGTGACAGGACCGCTGACAATATTCCAGAGATGGATGTGGCAGATACCAATACAACATTTCTTTTTGGTGTAGGCGGAACCAATAAAGCAAACAGTAGCAGTTGGATCCTACAAGAATGGAAAGCACCCAAGACAGAACGTCCTTGGGGCTACTATCGTGTGTTACACGAAGTACCTGGAACAAAAGTCAAAGAACTTACAGTCAATCCTGGACAAACACTCAGTATGCAACGGCACAGTAGTCGTGCAGAATATTGGCAAGTATCCGAAGGACGTTGTGTAGTAGAAGGTGAAGGTCTGAAACAAACTTCTTTAGATACGCACGACAGCTATCATATTCCCACAAACGAATGGCATAGATTGTACAATCCATTTGATCAACCATGTCGTATTGTAGAAATACAGTATGGTCCCAACTGTGTAGAAGAGGACATAGAACGTCAATGACCCCAATTCCAATTTTTATTGGGTACGACCCTAGAGAAGCCATTGCTTTTCATACCTGTGTGAATAGTATCATTAGACATGCCAGTCAACCTGTGGCCATCATGCCCATTGCACTGAACTTGTTTCAAGACTACAAAGAAACCCACACCGATGGATCCAATCATTTTATCTATACTAGATTCTTGGTACCACACTTGATGAGTTACACAGGTTGGGCAATCTTCATTGATGGCGATATGATTGTTCGAGATGACGTAGTAAAGTTGTGGGAACTACGCGAAGGCGACAAAGATGTCATGGTAGTCAAACACGATTACAAAACTCGAATGACTGAAAAGTATCTTGGTGCTAAAAATGAAGATTATCCAAGAAAGAATTGGTCAAGTGTGATACTGTGGAATTGCGGTAATCACCCTAATAGACGACTAACTCCTGAATTTGTGCAAAATTCAACCGGAGCATATTTACACAGGTTTAGTTGGTTATTAGACGACCGCATTGGCGAACTGCCCAAAGAATGGAATTGGCTTCCAGACGAATATGGCCCTAATCCAGACGCCAAGCTATTACATTACACATTAGGAACACCTTGCTTTCATGAGTTTGCTGATACTCCGCAGGGCAACGAGTGGCATATGGAACGTATGTTTACTGAATATTGCCAACAACGTTTGGACTAACAATGATGCCAGACATTCCAAAAAGAGATTTTGAACCTGGTCAGCCTCTTTGCATCAACAGAAAAATACACGATAGTGAAATCAAAGCTCGCCAGGCTGCATTTGTTGATAGATTTGCCAAAGGATGCAACGGTGCATTGGTTAGCAGTCAAGAAGCCGCACTGACTCCTATAGAACATCCGTACGTAATTCGCGGTATGAAATTTACTGCGGCAGTTAATCTTTGCTGGCAAACAGGCCGAACGTTTTATTACATAGACAATGGGTATATAGGCAATGTTGGTCGTAAAATACATTTTAGAATAATCAAAGATCATGTGCATGATATCCGACCCATTATTGAACGTCCTAGAGATAGATTGGATCAATTGTATTTTACCATAAAAAAATTTACACCAGGCAGAAAAATATTAGTAGCACCGCCAAGTGAAAAAAGTTTTAGTCTTTGGGACATTGACCAACAACAGTGGATTGACGAAACTATTGCTGAGATTAAGAAACACACAGACCGTCCTATAGAAATTAGACTTAAACGTACCAGAGGTGATCGCATGCGAGAAAATACCATGGAAGAAGCTCTAGCTGATGATGTACATTGTCTAGTAACTTATAACAGTGTTGCAGCCTGCGAAGCTGTTATGCTAGGCAAGCCCGCCGTCACACTAGGTCCTAATGCTGCTGGAGTTCTTTGTTCACAATCACTAAGCGAAATTGAAATACCCAAAGTTCCTACTGAAGATGAACGCGAAGCTTGGTTGCGACATCTGAGTTATAGTCAGTTTACTTTTACTGAAATGAATGACGGTACTGCTTGGCGTATTTTAAATGAACGGTAAAAAATGTTGATATATTGCACCACTGCGACTTTCCGCATCAGTCCAGTGTGCAGAACTAAGATCATTTAACCACTGAGTTCGATCTGGCATAACAGGCGATTCAACATGTGCTAGATCCTTATTGGCCACTGCCCATGCTACGCAATCATCATCATCGGCAAACACAGGTATGCCGGCCAACACAGCTGCCACACTACTTGAACTGTTACAGAATACTGCGGCCCAGGCGTTGGCCAGGTTTTGTTGTAATGTACTACCAACTGCACTTTCTCTTACTCCGGGCAAACTAGTTAATTTAGACAAATTTATTTTATGTTTAGGATGCGGTCGAATCACAATAGGACGAGCAGTTAATGATCGCAAACGATGTACAGTCTGACTAGTCCATTCTATCATATCAGTGCCCTTCATACTCCATCCACCATCACGCTGTAAGCATACCAATACATGATCGCCGTGTGTTCGCCAGGGCATTAAATTCAAATTGAGTTGGTGTTGAATTTGTTGCCATTTATCATTGTTGCTGTTGGCATTGGCATAATTGTTGGTGTTATAAAATACCCCGTCAAGACTATAACGTAGGAAATAGCTGTCAGTGTCTACAAATTTAAAACAACTGGCGTCAATGGGCATGACATGATGTCCGGTACGGCGTTGATGATTAATTACATTATTTCTAAGTTGAATATGCGGCCCGCGAATTGTGGTTCCAACCCAACCTAGTATTACAGCCAAACAACAGTCTACCACTTGAGGGTCTGACTGAATTAACACTCGGGCACCCTGTGCTTGTGCACCTTCAGCAAAAGCTCGTAAAACCTCAACCTTGCGATTGCGATCAGCTATCCTGGGCAAACTGGAAAGATAAACTACTACATCATACATGATATTTTTTTATTAACCTTAATGCGGTACCGTTGTACATTTCTTTTTCTGTAAATTGACTATAACTTAACGCACATAACCAATCTCCTATGGGGCCACGATACAAATTGTCAATGTCCGATAGTCGGGTACGAGCCACTGGTGTAGAAATATGTTGACCCAGTGTAATAATAGGCGTGCCGGTCCATACAGCTTCTATTGCGGCTGCACTGGCATCGGTAATTACACAGTAGTAGTTGGAGTTTTGTAATATATCATACAGATTATCACGTGTTTTGCGATTGAGTTCTTTAGGTCTAAACGTTACGGCACGATCGGTGTGTTTTGTTAGTTCTGTTTTTACTTGTTCACGCCAGGCAGACAATGTCGTCCCAAACATTTGATAGTGATATTCGCTGTTTTCAACAACCAATATTGAGTGTCCCTCATCTTGCCAGGGTGCTGGCAAGCTAGGCAACAAATTCAAACGATCTGCAGGAAAGTATCCCATCCGCGGTGCATGATGTATATGATTTTGTACCAAACGATGCCACAGTTTTTTACCTGTTACAAAATTAGTATAACCAGTATCAATAAACCAAAAGGGCAAACAATGACTTAAACGATCTTTTAAAACTAATTCATTGTTGATGACATTTCTTAACACCACAGTTTGATCGTCTGGTATTGGATCATCAGGCAGTGCCCATACTGGATTATCAGTTAATTGTTGCCCTACGGTTTTGACAAAGTTTTTAGTACTGCTATTGATATAACTATTCAACAAATAGTCACGGTCAACATTGAGATTTTTAAAATTTTCTCCCAGCCAACGAATCAGCGGCTGATATTTCTTTTTGTATTCAACAACCACAGAATCTTTGTATTCTTGTACATCTTGTTTTATGTAACCGTTGAGCGTAGCAAAATCAATTTCGATCAGCCCAGACTTTTCCATACGTTTACTAATTTTTTCTAAATACGCGGTAGTATTATCCCAATCTGGTTTGATTTTTTTTAAATGTTGTGCCAGTACTCTTTTGGCCAGTCCAATTACAACTTCTTCGCGGTTCAACAATAGATGCACGTTACCAACCCATGATCAAATCGTGTTTTTTCTGTTGTAGTAATTTGGCACCCCAACTTTTAAGTAAATCAACAGCTTCGCCGTTGTCAGTTATGCCGGTATCTTTGTGAAACTTCTGTTCAACTACTATGATAGGTTTGCAGGATTTAATATAATTTTCACCACCTACTAGAATATTATACTCGTAGCCTTCACAGTCTATTTTGACATAGTCAGTTGGTGGCAATTCCATGCTGTCTAGGGTTTTCATTTGTATTTTACCTTGACCAAAACTGGCAGGATCCACGTGACTGTGCCCAGTGTTGTCAGCAGTGATGATCATATCAATCATGCTATTCTCTGAACCCAGGGCACAATCATAAATTTTTAAGTTTGTGGCTGGAACATTTTTCATCAAACAGG